CAGCAAATAAACCAATTTGCAAAAGTTTTAACTTATACGACTATGCGTAATAAATGTACCAAGACCCAGAAACTTACTACCTCGCAATCGACCCAGGAGCGAACGGTGGATTTGCTTATAAAGGAGGGGCTACTATTTTCTGCGGTAAGAATGATGAACTTGCACAACTTACAATTAACCGAGAAACAGTTATTGTTGTTGAGAAAGTACCACCCTACGTTGGAAAGTTTATTCCATCGTCAGCTGCCTTTAAACTCGGCTACTCATACGGCTGGATCGTGGGGAAATTTGCAAATTATAAAACCCACCACATCACGCCCCAAGTCTGGCAAAAGTATCTCAACATCGGGACAAAGGGCGAGCAGACCACTACGCAGTGGAAGAACCGCCTCAAAGACGAAGCGATAAAACTTTTTCCTGAACAGAAAAGAATTACACTTGCTACTGCTGACGCCTATTTGCTATTACACTACGCACTTAAAAACAAACTCTCATAACACTATGGAAAAGAAACTCCCCAAAGACGGAATTGATTACGTTAAACAAATTCCCGGCTCACAATATATTGTCCTCGTCGATGGATCAGTGGCTCGTTTGCTCAAGCCAACTATCAAGAACGATAAGAAGTATTTCAATCTCCGCATTAAAGGCGAGATTGCACAATACTCTGCTGAGGAGATTGAGAAGCTGAGCAAATAATTTCCCCCCAATACCATCATGCCAACAAAAGAACCAACAACACCCACTGCCGACTTAATCAATGCCCTTGCGGAATTTGAGAATGTTAAGGCTAACAAAATCAACCCTGCTTTTAAGGCTCGTTATGTATCGCTCGACGCGTTGCTCGAAGCCTGCAAGCCAGTACTTCACAAGCACAACCTCGCGCTGATCCAAACGCTCGTCAGTGATGAAGGCAAAGTCGGCATCGAGACTTCTTTCCTACACGCTTCAGGTACATCATTCGCTTTCGGCAAATTGATGGTGAAGGCCGAGAACTTAACTGCTCAACAGGTAGGCGGTGCTTTAACATACATTCGCAGACAAAGCATACAGACGGCCTGCGGTATCTCCGTTGACCTCGACGATGACGGCAATCGTGCAAGCAATACTCCGATGCCTTCAGCTGCGGTCGCTCCATTAACCTACAAACAACACATAATCCCTGGTACAAACAATGTCCGATAATAAAGAAAAGCATATTGGCGATGTGCGTGAAGTAACCCTCGATCAACTCGTGGCTGGTATAACCAACCATAACAAACTCCTGACCGCCGAAGCCCGAATCAAAGCCCTTGAGATTGCCGGTGATCGTCTGGCTTTCCTAATGCTCAACGGCAGTACGACTGAGATGAAGAAGGCAATCTGGGAATGGCGTGAACTTAATCCTACTAAGAAAGACAATGAGTAACAATTATATTAAATCATTTTTAGATGACCTTAAAAGGTATTCTGTTGCTTCAACTAAACCAAATAACAGGCCAAATCCTAAAACTGAAATAGAAATGATGCAATTTCAAATTGAATGGTTATTAGCAGTTAATGAAGAATTAAAAGAAGAAATTAAAAAACTGAAAAAATGAAAGACAATGAGTAAAGAACTTACTGACAAATTCAACGCTTTGGCGATTGATGTGCTCGAGAAGAAAATTGCACTTCTGGAGCAGGAGAAAAGAATTTTAGAACAACAGGTACTTTATTGGCGAGTCGAGTCTCAGTGTAATGAAGGTCGATGGATACGCGCACTTGAAGACCTTAATAAATTTTATAACGAGAGAAGAAACGATGGAAACAATTCCTAAGGCCGCATTAAGACTGCTTTATAACTGCACTGAAGAATATGTGCTGGTGCTTTGGCTGGATCAGGAACCGCACGCAGAAATCAAAGAGGAAACTAAAGCAGACTTTAGCCGTTCATTAGCCAAGTGGAAAAAAAACATTTTACCAACCCTTGAACGCTCCGATTATAAAATCTATATTCGTGGTAAAAAGAAAATAATCCAAGCCGACATTTAACATCATGGCACGAACCCGAAAAGCCGACAGACTAGCACAAACTCCTAAACGGAGCCAGATGTGGGTCTACACCGACAAATGGGTCGAACTACACGGCAAGGTAGCCTCACTGCAAAGCCGGGTCGCTCACCTTGAACACGAGATTAACCAGAACCTAATTAAGAACGAACTTTACCCGAACCGCCATGAGCAACCTAAATACCGATAACATCGACCGCCTACTCCGAGAGGTGCGTGACAGTTTAACGGACTGCGAACTGTACCACAACTCGCCTTCAAATAAGAACGACTCCGCAAACCTTGAGAACCTTATCCTCGCCGCCATCATCGAGGCCAACCGTTTGGACGCTTCCGAGGTCGAAGAAATCTACGATGTAAAACCTTTGCACGACCGCATCCACAGCATCGTCCTAGCCTTACGCGTTGCTCGCAATACCCTTGAACGCTTGGAGGCTCACGCTCAGGACGCACTCGATAAGGCGCGCATGATTAGCCACATCGTCGAAGAGCCGTACGACGATCACGAGCTGTAAACCGATGGCTCAACCTCAGCCACCGTCTGCCCTACTTAACCAGGCACATAAGATGCCGAAGAAATGCTATGCCTTGTGGATAGTTAAAAACGGACAGGTGCAGAACGCTGAATTTGCCGTCTGGGATTTAGATTCCTACTACGAGGAGATGTGGAAGTTTAGAAAGAATGTTAACCCCGATGAACTTAAAGGATGTCATGTAGTCGCTTGGGTTAAATTCCTTGACCATTTCAAAACGGTGAACCTTAATAGCGTCACAGTCGAATAAATGGAAAACACTTTTAACTTTTGGATGCCACGCAAGAACTCGAACCGAAAGGCGAGCGAGGGAAAATTCGTTGTTGGGTAGACCCTGTTGAGCTAAAGCATCCATCCTTTTTACCCAACCACAAAACAAACATACAACATGAGCAACATGACCAGACAAGATTACGACGCTATCACCGCACTGAATTATTCAGGGATGAAAGAACTCCTGAAATCACCGGCACACTATCAGGCATACTTAAACGCTGAACGCGTAGAGACTAAAGCACTGCGAGTCGGAACGATGGTTCACTTAGCGATTCTTCAATCTGATCTGTGGCAAAATTATAAACCAGCACCAGAGTGTGACCGCCGTACAAAAGAAGGAAAAGAATTATTCGCTGCATTCCAAGCATCGCTCAAGCCTGGTCAACAAGTAGTCGATTTAGACGAACATGAATTAGTCATGAACATCGCCGACTCCGTTGGAACAACTAAAGAAAAATTAGGAGTAGATTTTATCGCTACTGAATTGATGCTCAAAAGCGAAGACGCTGGAGTACCGCTCAAATGCAGTATCGATGCCGTAGGCTCAGATGGTTACCTTTACGACATTAAGACGTGCGAAATGGCGGACGCTCGCTCATTCATGGGTTCAGTATTAAGTTACAAATACTTCTTACAGGCTTACGTCTATTTACACATTTACAATATGGTCATCAAAGACCGCTTAAAAGGTTTCCGCTTTATCGCTTGCGAAAAGACTCCACCGTACGCTTCTGCGGTTTTCACGCTAGGGCCTGAACTGATGACTCGCGGATCATTTGATTACGAGACTGCGCTGAAACTCTACAAACAATGCGTAGAGACTAAAGAGTGGCCTGGCTACACGACAGAAGTACAAGTACTAGATTTACAACCTAAACAAATTGGAAGCAGTACCCCAATTACCTTTGCATAATTTACCCACCCAATAACAAACATACTATGAGCCAACCATCCCCTGATCGCCCACCCCTTACGACCATCGACATTTCCGGTGTTTATGTTCTTCGCTTGTGCAAGCCCAAGCCAGAGAAGTACAAATTAAATACTGGTGGCTTCCCATCGGTTTCAATCTTCTTTATGACCGCCGAAGGACTCTGCTTTAATAAAAACTACTCTACGCAATTCGGCACTAAACAAGTCGCTATGCTTGTGGGTAAATTCACGAACAAATACGTCCAGGCACCAGAGCAGATGCACATTAGTCAATTCATCGAGCTAGTAGATTCCGCCGCCAACTGTGTCGCTGAAGTAGACCTCGAAGTCACCCCGAACGGTGAATGGAATGGTCGCCCGCAATTCAAATACAAATTTAAGTCTATCAAAAGTATCCTAGGCAACTCGAACGGACAGCCTACGCTTAACGGTGAAGCACCAGAGCCTAAAATTCCTGACTACTCCAAGCCTTCAGAAAGCAATCCTTTCTAGTTTGTATGGCTTCCGCAGCAAACGCTCACCAGCCGACTTTGATTCTATTGTCCGGCTACGCTAGAGCAGGCAAGGACACCTTTGCCCGTGGCATCGAAGAGCAGGCATACAATGTCATGACTACATCGGTCGCTTACGGTCTGAAGGAGATTAGCGATGACTACATGGCAGGCCTTGGTCTTCAGGACGATTCAATGACAATGTCATTTTTTAATGAAACATTCAAATCGAAGTACCGGGAATTTTTAGTGGCTGGTGGTCGCTTCGCACGATCCATTAACAAGGACGTATTCATCGACCAGTTAATTGAACGCATCGCACCCGTTAAAAATATGGACGTGGTCGTGACCGATTGGCGTTACCTAAACGAAATAAACAAAGTACGCGAGATGATGACAGACTGGCGAATTATCACGGTCTACATTGAAACGCTAGGAAACTTTGCATCGAACGAAGAGGAAGCCTTATCGATTGCCGAGATGCGTCGAGCGATGGCTTGCGATTACGAATTCTACTTTGCCCCGAACTCCGAGAAAGCGATAGTTAAAACAGGTCGGGACTTTGCGCGCGAACTCTCACTGTGATGCCGTCATGGTTTGCTCGAATATGTCACCAAAGAAACTTACCGCCGAGGAATTGGCAGTGAGAATCAAACTGCTAAACTTATCCCCTGAACGAGCGAAATTCCTTTTAGCCTGCCCTGTGCGTGAGCCGAATAAATCTATCGAGACTTCCAAAGGCTATACCGAGGCTTGCATGGCTCAGGTAAAAGAAGCTGCGAGACTTGGCATATCATTTCGAGACACCGCTAAGATTATGGAATGGAAGGAAGATTACTTACGCGTCATCGCAGATCACCTTAAAGTCACCTTTCCTAGAACTACATTTGCCAAGCGATGCAATCGCTCATCGTCACCTTGCCTAATGACCCCACTGACTGCCGAAGAAATTGAAAACGACAAAATAGAATCTTTAACTTTTTACCTATCATGAAAACAAACCCAACACGCTTTATAGCCGTAGGCGATAATCACGGCGACATGGTCGACCAGGAATCCTTCCAAGCCGTCCAACAATTCCTAAAGGATTACAAGCCGACTGTGCGCGTACACTTAGGAGACTGCTTTGACTTCCGATCACTGCGTCGTGGAGTAGGTAACGATGCGGAATCTGCTGAGAGCCTTAAACAAGACATACAAGGTGGCATAGAGTTTCTCAATATGTTTCGCCCGACCGTTTACCTTTGGGGTAACCACGAAGCACGCTTGGATCACCTCATCGCTAATTCAGGCTCTGCACTTGTACGCGATTATTGCGAAGATGTTAAGACCGCCATTAACTCAGCTGCGAGGAAAGCCGGTGCTAAAACAATTCTGCCTTATCACGCTGAGAAAGGAATTTATCGCTTAGGGCCTGTAGCCTTTGCTCACGGCTACGCACACGGCACGAACGCAGTCGTTCAGCAAGGGGTTCACTATGCTGACTTCGGCGGTGGTTTTATCTGCGGACACATTCACCGATTGGAGCAGGTCAATTTACAGAAGCACGGAGGCGGTGCGGCATACTCGGCTGGTTGCCTTTGTATTAAAGACGCTATGTCCTACGCATCACATCGACTCGCCACGTCCCGATGGGGCAACGGCTTTGCTTATGGCTATGTGGACGGCAACGATTGGAAAGTCTGGCTTGCTCACCGCGTCGGTAAGAATTGGGTCTGGCAATCTGATCTGCATATTTGGAGTCCGAGCAAATGAACAGAGACATAAACAAACTCGCAAGCCGTTTGCATCAGGCTCTCGAAGGCCTCGACGATAAGAAAACAAAACTTCCGGCTAAATGGGTTACGCGCCAAGAGATAGCCAATCACTTCCAAGTAAGTAAAGACGCCGTCGACGCGTACGCTAAAAAGCACGACTTACAATTCCGCGTTGAGAAAATACAGTATGAGTGTACCGGCCTTATTAAAACAAAGCTCCACTACCTGCCTGACTTCGCTAATTGGCGGCCGTTGCGGTACTCGAACTCGATATACTGGAAACGACCAAAATAAAATAAACTTGTTAAACTGACAGACAAACGACAAACAAACAAACCCAACAACAAATGAACCCAACAAACGAAAACAATTTACGCGGAGATAATGTAAAAAGCATACCCTCTATCCTTGAGGGAAGTGGTGGTGAAATTCCAACCTCTCCGCTCTTATTTAACGAAGAACCATACAACTGCCAATTATTTGAATTAGATCCCTATGCAATAAAGGTCGAACAAGTAGACGCTGGAAAATTAACATACTACCAGCACCAGATGTCTAAAGCCGTATGGAGGCCAGCACCTGGTCGCAAATTAGGTTTCTTTGTTAAGCATAATGATACCATTATAGGTTTAATCTTTCTTGCTTCGCCTGTAATCAATTTAACTGAGCGAGATAATTATCTTAACTTACCCAAAGACCCAAAAGTAAAAGGTAAATCATTACGCGAGATAATGGATATATCCGTATGCGTATCGGCACAACCAATCGGCTGGCATTGGAACTTGGGGAAACTTTGTGCGCTACTTGCTCCGACACTTGGAGACTTTTTCTTTAATCGTTATGGCGATGAATTAAAGCACTTAGTTACAACATCACTTTGGGGTCGTGGCACTCAATACAATCGAGTGTTTAAATTTCTTGGATACACTAAAGGACATGGCCACGAGCATATCAGCGAAGAACGTTATCAAGACATGATGAAGTGGCTACGAGACAATGGCCACGATGTTCCTTCTTGTAAGTTTGGCTCTGGTAGCAATCCGCGTATGAGACGCATATCAGCATATCGTAAAGCAAGCGGTGATAAAACAATTACACTTAAACACGGAATCAAAAGAGGAATTTATTATCATCAAGCAGTCAATCCAAGCGAAAGACAGAAAGTAATCATAGATTGGTATAACCGATGGGGTAAGCCGAGATACGATAAAACCAAAGATTTAACCCCACCTTACACAAACGGATTACAAAACAAATGAACCCAACAACACCAAACAACATTCCACCCAATGCCGTGGAGATGGAAGGATACCTGCTCGGCTGCTTAATACGCGATGAGCAACATCTTCCAGAGGAATTAAAGGTATCGGACTTCTTTGACCCTAAGCATCAGGACATCGCTTCGGTTTTATTATCGCTGAAAGAAAAGGAGTACAAAGTCGACATGACCACGGTGGTCAGTGAATTGACGCGCGCGCGATCACCAGTCGATGCCTACTTCATTTCGCAACTTTATACGCAAGTCGGTGAATCGTTTATTAACCAGGCATGGATAGACTCCATCAAGAAGACCGCCAAACTTCGGAAACTGCAAATCGTAGCCGACCAACTGCAGAAACACTCCAGCGACCAATTCGCAGACCCAGAGCAGTTACTCGCTTACTTCGAGGGAAGTCTAAAACAATTCGACAAGGTAAAGAAGGACGGCCCTCAGCTCATGGACTTGCAATCGCTCGAAGAGTTTGACCGTAACAATGACCCGAACGCAGTACTAGGTCGACGCTGGCTTTGCCGTGGTGGATCACTGCTGATGGTCGGGCAATCAGGAACAGGTAAGTCATCGCTTATGATGCAGGCGGCAATCTCATGGGCAATCGGTCGCAACTTTTTTGGCATCACCACGAAGAAACCTTTACGGACTTTAATCCTACAAGCTGAGAATGACAAAGGGGACGTAGCAGAGAGTTTTATAGATTCCATTAACGGCGCACGATTAACCATAAGCGAAAAGGAACGACTTAAAGAAAACTTATTCATTTACCGCGACACGGTATCCTCAGGCGATGCGTTCATTCGTATGCTGCGAGAACTAATCGTCCAACATCAAGCGGACATTGTTTTCGTTGACCCTCTGCTTTCCTTTGCCGGCATTGACATTAGCGAACAGGAACAAGCCAGCCAATTCTTACGTCACGGCATTTCGCCAATCCTGTTAGAGACTGGAGCCATCCTCGTAGCGATGCACCACACTGGGAAACCCAAGTCTGCTAAGGACAAGGAAGGACAGACCATCGCCGACTTAGCCTACTCAGGACTCGGATCGTCAGAGTTTACCAATTACTTCCGTGAGGTTGCCGTCCTAGCCAGAGTACCAGGTGAAGAGCCTATTTACAAATTCGGTTTAACCAAACGCAGAGGCCGAGCCTACCTAAGCGATGAGAACGGTACCTTTACAGGCGAGATTACCATCCGTCATAGCCGTCAGCCGAACACCATCCATTGGGAGTATGCTAAAGACCCAACTACCCCCATCGCCTACACCGCCTCGCCAGATAGCGATTCCAGAGCCTCCAGAGGGTCGCCAGCACGTCCGAACTTCGGATAGGTAGTCTGACCTACCCTAAGCCATAATACCCCCCCTTTGTACCCACCCGAAAGACCCCTTAAATTGACCCCTAAAATTCCGTCATACATCCGTCTTATCCTAAGAGATAAGGAATCTCTAAAGGATAAAGCATCCTACTTCGTCCTCTTCGCTCCCTTCGGGTCGCTCGGACTCAGTACGGATGAGAGGCAGAAAGACAACGAGGCAACCTGTAGGGGTAACAAATAAACAACCGCCGTATGCCATTACCTAAAAAAGTACGTCAAAGGTTTCGACTGGCTAACAACCGCCGTAAGGCTTGGAAGAGTAATCCTGAGCTGATGGAGTCTATCAGGCAGAGAGCAACAAACAGGGCTAAGGAAAGGAAAGACAGTAAGAATCTTTTGCTGGTCGAGATGATCCGTAGGGAATGGCCTACTGAACTTTCTCCGGCTGAACTTAAGCAGCGCTTACTGACGATTGATTATTACAACCCTGTGACTAAGAAGCAAAGGAATGTTAAGTCTTTGTTTAATCGTTTGGTGAGACGGAAGATTATTAAATTTAATCCTGAGCAGAGAGTTTGGATTAACTTAACTCACGCGACAAGCCACGACCCCAATTTGCAAAATTAAATAGTCGTTGTAGTTATTCACTGCCTTATCCACAGTGACTGACTCAACTCCTAAATCTCGTAAGCAAATCTCGGAAGAGTACCGCAGATGGTGGAGACGATTGACACCAGAGGAACGGAAGAAACTAATTGCGTCTGGATGCTTTGAACTTAAGCAGTTGGATAATCCTGATCCGTCTACCTCGCGCACGATTGCCGATGATACTCCGATTAACTTTCTGCAGGCTGATAGCAACGAGCGTGGTAACTGGCTGAGTCGTTTAGTATCCACGCACAGTAAGGACACGGTGATAGATGATGTGCAGGCCAACGAGGAGCAGACGATGGCTAACACACCAGACAACCCTGCCGTGCTACAATCCCTGGCACTGGTTAGGCTTCGAGCTACACTGCACTTCCTACTCGATGTGCTTGATGGCTCCACTGATCCAGCCATGCGACTACACGCTGACATCATCCGCATTGTAATTGGTGAGGGTAACCCTGCTCGCATGACCGACATCGCTAAGGTACACGGCCTGACTAAGTCTGCGATTAGTTTGCGATGCAGAACTTTGTTGAGACGATTAGGACTGGAGCCTAGTAAGTTTATGCGACCAGAGGATGAAGTGAACTCGATTAAAGTCGCCGCTATCGTGCGGAGTATTAACAAAGTGGATACAGAAAAAAAATCTGTGGGAAAAATTTCTCGCAAGCCAGACTCCCCCCGGAAGAGATCTCTTACGGCTGTTTCAAACCATCCGCAAGTGGTGCGACCTTCGTTAAAAAGTGACAAAAAGACTCAAAAACCCCAAGGGCTGAAGGAATACTCGCCAAAACCCCGAAAACCTTAAGGATTATGGCCTTATCGAATAAAGAAATAGCGGAACACTTCGGCTTCACCCCCAAGCGAGCGGCAACCCTAATTCGGCTAGGGATGCCAGTGGACAATCTTGAGAACGCTACACGATGGAGGGACGCTCGACTGCTTCGTGGCAAGCGTGGCGGTGTTGAAGTCAGGGCACCCATACGCGTAGACCCTTCGCAGATTCATGCCGACACCGACTTCGACGAGACGGTTAACAAACACCGAGAATTGAAAGAAGCTGCGAGACTCCAGTACATGTCGGCCCGTGACTCTGGTGATCCGCAAAGCCCTAAACTTTACGTTACTTATCAAAACATCTTAAAGACCCTTGTGACCGTTGAACGCGAAGCCCTTGCTCGCAAACTCGACGCTAAAGAAATTATCCGCACCCAATATGCCATTGAACGATTCTCCAAAATCCTTTCCGAAATTAAATCTGACCTGGTTAGCATCGGGAACGAACTTGCCCCTCTTGCCAATCCCGACTCACCCGGCACAGCTCTCAAAGTTATCGACGAGCGAATCCAAAAACTACTCGGCAAGTGGACTCAATCTTCCGTTAACTCTATCGCTGAAATCGGAGGCACCGATGAACTGGGAGCAATTACTAGAAGCGTTGGTGATAACACACTAGTCGACGGCTGGGAGGAAATCGGGGACGGCAGCGACGATGAAACAGACGAAGAGGCACAATGAAGTTAGACGATTTCGAGAACGCTCTCCGCTCTGTGCTGGCTCCTGATCCGCACCGTGACCCTGTCGATTTCTTAGAGCATAACATTAAGAAGATTCCGTACTCACCGCAGTCGGGTGCTTTTCGGATTAGTAATTCGCCTTGGCTTGCGGAACCTTTGCGCGCTTTGATTGACCCTGAGATTGAGGAGATTGCAATTCTTGGAAATGTTCAGTCTGGAAAATCGTGGGTCATCGAAGGTGCGTCGTGCGTTATCCCGATTCTATTTCCCGGCCCGACTTTAATTCTT